CTTTTGAGAATACTCTCTTTAACTCTGACATGCTTAGTGTTTAATTTGCTTAGAGGCTCCTCTAAATATTTGAGTTAATTCTTCTGATTTAAGATTAGATAGTCTTATTTTTGCTTTTCTGGTCTCTGCGAATCTCTCCCTTTTAAGCTGCCCTAACAACCCTGGGGCTGTGTCTTTTCTTGCCATTAAGCACCCATATAAAATATGCTTATATATAGCTTCCTCAGCAAACTTGTGAACGTAAGACATGCTAAGATCAATGCTTTCCCCAGGAGACAACGGGGTTTGAACTAAACCGTCGCTTACGTATTTTAACACAAGTGTTTTACCCGCTACGTTAGAGCTAAGGTGTATTCTACCTTGACTCTCATCTATAAAGAAAGACCCGTTTGTTTGAGCGTGCTGTGGGTCGATACCATATCTTTGCCCATAAGCATTACCGTACAGATCATTTGTGTCATCTGCATTTACATTGCTTGCTGCGGGGCTTAGGCTTTGAAAGTTAGCCGCCGTTGCAGATGCTTCGTCTGTTGTAATATCAGTGTCGTCGTCTGCGGTATCAAAACCTCCCCATGCCTCTGCTTCACCTTCTACTCCACTCACCGTGTTTACCTCTGTTATATCTAAAGGATTGGATGTCTTTATGGCTGGATACAAAAGCCTCTCAATGCCTTTGCCGTCGCTCCACGCTATCTTAACGTAGTTGACATAGTCCACGGGTAACACAACAACTAGAGTTGATGGCACTATTAACTCCCAGTCTTTTTCAGACCTAAGAGTGTCATAGCTTAATTCTTGTAACCCACGGATCGCATGGAATGTCACGTCGTTAATTAAGACGTCTTCACATATCTTACCTTTACCTACATATGAAGCATTAAAAGACTGTATTACTTCTGCTAGGCTTAACCTTTGATATGACCCATGATCACCACCGTCTTCATAGTATGGTCCGAATTGATTTTTTAATATACCCATTTGTTAAGCGCTTTGCATTTGTTGTTCAGCTTTTGTTTGAGCACCAGCTGTGTTTGCTAAACCAATTTTATTAATAACTATACCAGCTAGAAAAAGTACCTGGTTAACTAAAGTATCTTCTTCTCCTCTGTGCAACTCGAAGTCCACAGAGGTATTAGAGTTGTATAACGCTTTTTCATTAACAACTACATATCCCCAGCCAACTTGAACAGGATTCCTAAAGCACTCAACAGATACTCCAGCGGCAATAGGCGTTGGAGAGCTGTCGTATACCTGTATATCCATATTGCTTACTAACGCATCATGATAAGTGGGACCTATTGTTGTTACGGGATACGCGTGTCTCAATGAGCTTCTAAATCCAATAGACTCACTTATGTCTACTTTTTTACACACGTTGTTAAGGTAGAACACTCTACCTGTTTGAAACACTGCTGGGTTCTCGTTTCCAGCGGTTACGGTAGCGGGAAAGGTGTCTCCATTGATAACACTCTCTACGCTAAGAAAAGGACCTAGTTTTCTAGATATAAGCTCACCTAAGTCTGTTTCGTCAACAGATGGGTCTCTATCTTCTTCAGTTCTATCTCTTCTATTTAATTCGTAAAAGTAGCCCTCAAATATACTTTGTTGGGCTTGGTTGGCTAATAAGTTAAACTCTTGTGGAGTGATATAACCTCTTTGCTCTTTATTGGCAAGGGTTAATACTCTCTGATATACTGTGTCTACACTTATTGCCATAATTCTTTTTATGTTTCATAGTATGAAAGACCCCCTGTATTGGGGGCCTTTCTACCTATGGATGATTATTATTGTAATCGTTTTTCTATATTGGAGTAAATCTCCATTCCTTCATCAGTCTTAAACCAAGCGGCTAAAGCTGAATATGGGTGCTCGTCAAAAGGAACAGTCATTAACTTTCTGTTGTTAGTTCCCCATGAGAACGTTCTTTGATCAGAAGATAGTTTGATAACCCCCATCTCCGTAGCTTTGATACCAAAGTTCCTAAGCATCACGTTGTCGTCTTTAACAAGATCTAGGAACAGTTGAGGATTTCTCTTAGCGTATAGTAATAAATCTCGTTTAAGCTCCTTAGAACTCATCTCTGTGACTTTAGAACCAACCTCAACCCTCATGACAGCCTCTGCCATGTCTATATCTAGATTTTTAGCAGCGTTAAGAGCATCGATCTCCATCTCTAACCACTCAATCTGATTAGCGGCTTGAGCCACTGGTCTTTCTTCGTAGAACATTACGTTTCTATCTGGGTGATACAGGGAAAGCAGTTTCTGTAGTATAACTTTCTCTTTTTCAACTACGAGTATTCCAGATCTAAAAACTATATGCTCAAGTCTTTGATCGCCTTTCATTTCATCCACGAATACCGTACGTTGATTAGAGCAATATTTCATCTCTCTTTCGTATCCTTTTTCTTCGTCGAAGTAATGAATGTTTGCCGGTCTGACAGATCGAGACAAAGGTCTATAACTACCTTTAAGTCTGTATATCCTATCTTTCAACTCCCACCCATCATTTAATACTTTATTTTCTTTTTCAACTCGTCTTGGTTTAGGTTCCACATAAATCTCTTTAGGAGCCTCTTCAACCATAACGGTCTCTTCTACGTAGGGTTCTTGAGCCTCTACTTCTTTTGTTTGCTTTTTAGCCATAATATAATATAATAAAAAATTAATATAAAACTACCCCACCCGAAGGCAGGGTAGTTTCACCGAATATATAATCTTACTTCATCAACATGAAGTTGTTTGCACCTTGTGTCACTAGACAACGCTCAGATAAGTAGTGAATCTGCATCGCATCAAGCGCTGATGTTTGAGCTCCAACAGAACCAGTAACCCAAGTTTTCATCTTGCGATTGTCTGTCTTAGAAGCTCTATAACGAACATGTAGGAAAGGACGCTTAAGGTTTTTACCTAACGCCTGATCGTACACATTTGATGTACCAGCTGGAATAATAACTCCACGGATAGCAGCGCTACCAGCACGGTCGTTAATACCTCCACGAGTTGCCTTGTCATTCAAGTAACGCATGTCTGACTTGTAGAAATCGTAAGATCCACGACGGAATCCAGAGAACCCTAAGTTAAGAGCCATGTCTTCGTTGTTGTCAAATACTCCATAAGAAGTACCTCCAGCACCGTAAGAATTCATAGAAGCAAGCATGTCATCCATAGCTAGCGATGTAGCACGGTTGATAAACATCATGTTCTCTTCAATAGCACCTTGCTTGTCAAACTCTGCTAGAATAGCATCAAACTCAGCTAAGTCAGTAGCAGCGTTAACTCCAGTTACACCAGACGTTACGTTTCCACGAGACTCAATAGCCGCGAATAAACCTTCAGTACCAGCAGCACCTGCACCTCCATCAGCTGCGCCGCGGATTTGCTTATCACCAAAACCAATAGCAGAGTCAACCCCTGTCTTTTCAGACTCAAGCATAGCCATCTCTAAGTAATCACCAAAACGAGCGCGAGTATCGCCCTCAGCTTTTAGATACCATAAGTAACCATTCTGTCCTTCTTCACCTGTAACTTCAACCCAACCAATAGCAGAAGCATCAGATCCAGAGATCTCGTAGTAATCCTTCATGATAATCGGCTTGTTAGTGTACGACTTAAACGTTGGTGTTAAAGCAGTACGTCTCTCAGCGCTGTGAGTTCCAGTATTGTCACTGTAGCTCTGACCTTTTCCGTACTCAGAACCAATGACTAGCAAAGTTGCTGTGCCGGCGCTTAAAGTACTTAGAGCAGCTGTAGCGTAAGGCTCAACTGTAACGACAGCCGATTCCGGTGTCTCTACAACTAAAGCTTTAATTACCAAACCTGCTTGAGCGATAACAACGATATCGTTAACACGAATACCGTGAACTGACCCTACCATTGAGTTTCCGTCAATGTCGGTTGTTACTTCAAACGTACCGTTTGTATCACCAGCTGGAACTACTGTTCCTACGTATGATAGGTGTAAGCGAGATTGCTCAGACCATATAACCTGATCAGATTGCATTGCCTCTTCAGCCCCTACTTGAGCGAGAAATCCTGAAATAGTTCGTTGCCCGAACACTTCAGCCTCTTTCTCCATAAGGTCTGGTAAATATTGTTGCGCCCAACCTTTGGTTGTGTCGCTTGTAAAATCTATGTAATTTGTCGCTAAAGTCTGCTGCTGCGAAGCGGCAACCGAGTTTAACGAATCTCCTGCTGTAATAGCCATAATTGTTTTTCTTTAAATTGTTATTTTTTGTTTTTTAATTTGAACTTAAAAGAGGCGGAATCATCACCTAGCACTTTAACTTTATATCCTCCAGTTTGAGCGTCTCCATGAGAGGATCTAGCCGTTGTGTTGATATTCTTAGCTTTGGCCACACTGTCTTTCAGCGCGTCTGCCTTGCCTTGTTCGTAGAAGTGATTAGCAACTGCGTCTGCATTCATAGCTGTGTACAAGCTTTTATGGTAACCTTTAGCATCTGACATTGTATTGTCTTCATTCAAAAACTTTTTGATAAAGTTATTAATGTCGCTCTGGGTTTCCTTTACTTGGCTTGTGTCCTTAACATTGTATCTAAATTTTTTATCTCCGACTTCGTATTCAAAACCTTTGAACTTGTCGTTGAAAACCTGCTCGGTCTTCTTGTTAAACCTAGACTTCTGTTGTTGAGCTACTTTCTGCGTCTGCTCTGACTCTTCATTGTATCGATCGAAGAAACTTATCGCTTTCTGCTGCTCTTCAGTGAGCTTGCTTCCAGCTTTAATGTCTTCGTAGTATTTAGACTTTTGCCCGTCTAAGTAGGTCTTGGCCTCGGCAACTTGCTCTTTGAGGGCCAATTTTTTACGTTTAATATCTCTTTCACTATCCACATCCTCGTCAAATGAGAAGTTATCCTCCATAAGGAAACTTATCTCTTCCGAGTCTAAATGAGGTTTAGTTGTTTTGTAGTATTCGCGCAAGGCATCCTGGTTGTCTAGCTCACTAACGTCTCTGTTGAGGTTAACGTAGTCGTTGAGATTGCCACCTGTCTCGTCCATGAATTCCATTAGCTTCTGAACATTCTCAGGTATAGCTTTACCAGTCTCTTCATTTGCGTCCAAAGCCTCGATAGCCTCTTCTTCGGTCACTGGCTCCTCGTTGGTTACCTCTTCAAGTGCGGGTATTTCTTCGCTATTATCCTCTTCTTGTGTGACTTCTGCAATAACCTCTTCGAGATTGGTTTGATTTTCATCTACTATTTCTTGTGGTTCTACTGGTTTACTTAAGTCTACCTTAAAGATGTCTGGATCATCCTTGCTTTCAAATTTCTCTAGATCAAGCTCTGGGACTTGTTCTTTTACAACCTCAACTTGAGGAGTTTCTTGGATGACCTCTTCGGTCACTTCTTCTTTTTTAGCTTTAGCCATAATAAAATATTATATAATTAATTATCTTCCAATTTGCGGGGTGAACTTATCTAGCCCCATTCCGCCTCCTAGTATATCATTACCTGAAGACTCAAACTTTTTAGCAGTTGCTTTGACATTTTCTCGTTTGTCTTTACCAGCTTCTTTCATGCCTTCTACTTTCTCAGTGGATGCTCTTTCTTGGTCGCGCAAAGAGGTGTTAAGGTCAAACTCAAACTGCATCAACTCTTTCTTTAATCGAACCTCCTCTTGCAAGTGCAGGAGCTTAGCCTGCGACTTAGATGTTTCTAATTGAAGGTCTGATTGAGCTTTTGCCTGATTTTTTTGCATCTCAGAACCAGCTGCTGCTTGCTGAGCTTGTGCATTAGCCTGCGCTTGGGCTTGCATATTTTCTTGTTGGATTTTTTGATCACGCTCTTGCTTTTTCTTACGTTTTATTTTTAGCAGCTGATTAGCAAGCTTAACGTTCCGCACATCCCTTATATCTATAGCATCATCTAAATCTATGAGTTGCTGAGATAAAGCTGTTTGGATGTTATTCTCTAGCATCTGCTTCTCTTCCTCGTCTGGTTCTAGTTCTATGAATATACCAAAGTCATATAGATGTAATTCCGACATCTCTTTTAGCGTAGCTACGTTATGAGCACCTATAGACTGAACAAATGCATCCGCAGTTGGAGAATACTCTAGGATGTCTGATATACGCAGAGACAGAGCCTCTGCAACCTCAGATGTTAAGAACATCGATGAAAGTAGGATATGCCTAGTGGCAACGTTAGAATTAGCTGCGGCAAGTTTTTGGACACCTACTAGCGACTTAGGGTCAGGCATGCTACCGTCTCTAGCCTCGTTTAACCCCGTTACGTCACGGATCATTTGTAAATAGTAGTTATACGTCTGTATCAAACTACCCATTTTATTTTGACCTGCCCCGTTTGATATCTGCTGAATAGGGATTTTACCTGGGTTTGGATCCCCTTCTGACGTTATACTCCGGCCTATAACAGAACCCGTTTGAAAGAACATATTTAGCGCCTCTTGCGGGTTGTAGTTTGTTCCGTTACCTAAGTCTATTTCAGCAAGTCCATCAGCATCAAGATATACACCATCTGGCACCATGCGAGATAGAATCTGTTGTAACTTTAAATGGGTGAGTTGGATTGTGTCTGCAAAACCAGTGATTCTACTAACGATAGACTCGATTCTACCCTCGTACATCCTTGGCGCAACTAAAGAGTAGTTCATTTTAACTTTGTTAAAATCACTTTTAGAGCGCATCATATTTTCTGCCTTCTGCCACCTAATAAGTTTATCTGAACCAAGAATCATAGCGCCCTCAAATATACACTCTACAGATTTCTGCAGCTTAGAGTATCCACCTTCCTTGTCTTCGGGTGGGTTAAACGTATCAGATTTTTCAATAGCCTTGTACCCGCCGCTACCTGTTTCTTTTAGCTTATATACGTCATTAGTATACGTCCTAAAGTTAAAGTATAAAACCTGTACTTTATTTTTATCTGTCTCGTTTATTCTTCTACCACGCGTGCTTCTTTGTCCAGCATTAGAGTGTATGTCTTCTAAGTCAGACTCAGTTAAGTGATCAAACTCTCTAGCTAACTCGTTAATTGGGATTGTCTTAACCTCTCCAATATAATATATATCCTCAAAATAAGGTGAATCTGTGTACGAGTATACGATATTAGCTGGGTCAACATACTCAACAGTAGCCCCATCACTCCAATTAAAACCTGTTTTAACACAACCAATACCCAGTACGGTTAGATCGTACAAAAGACGACGCCTAGTTAAATCATACCTATTCCCTTTTAATAATACATTTATAGCTTGCTCTTCCGCTATCTCAACCGCCTGCTTGTAGTTGAGCTGCATATGTAAGTCTAACTCTTCATCAGTCTCTGGTAGATCTTCTTTTTTATTCTCGTAAAGGTTTACGTTAAATAGCTTGGCGGATTGATCATTAAACTCCTTAGCCTCCATGTCCCTCATCACTGACTCCATGTACTCTGTCCTCTTGCTTACACCGTACTGATCTTGAGAGTGAGCTTTGATATTAAACATCCTCTCAGCCATACCGTTAACCACAATGTCCACGAACTTAGGTATAATAGGTACTGGTTTCCAGTCTAAATTAAGATAAGATAAATCACCATTTATAGATAACTCATCTTTGTATTTTTGTATAGATTGCTCACCGCGAGCATACAACCTCAAGTTATGGAACTTTTGTTGCGTTACGTTATATCTATTGCTATGTGAATCTTTAAACCATTCCTGCTCTATAGCTTGCGCCACTTTGAGGCCATACTCGGCGCTCATTTTCTCTAGGTCAGGAACCGCTTGAGAAGGAAAGTTTACATATACTGACTCAGCCATGCTTATTTAATTATCTGGGAGTTAAACCCCTTATTGTTATATCTTGATATACTTAAGTCTAAAGGTTGGACTTCAACTTTGGCGTTGGGTGCATAAAGGTGTCTGTTGCAAGCCATGATAGCTAAACCCGAGCTTATAGAAGCATCATGCTTAGTTCTCTTATTTATATCAAACCTAGCCCAATCGTTTAGTAACTCGTTAAAATACACTGTTCCGTAGTTGCCTTCACCTAAATGACCTACATGTTCTTGTATGTACATCTCGATAGCTGAGGCATGGGCTTGTTTAATATCTTCACTTGAGTTTGGTATGCCACCCACCTCTTTTTCGGCAACTGATAGCTTTTTCCAAACCTTATCTGGTCTGTTCATACTGTAGCCTCTATAGCCTCTCCGGCGTAGATAGTATAGTAGTCTTGGTTTATTGTTCTCTGCTAGTATAGGCATCCCGTAAAACACAAGCGCCATAAGCATATCTTCAAAGAATATCTCTGCGGTCTGTGGTCTTGCTACATACTCTAGAAAGAATGTGCTCGAAGGAGCGTCTTCCATAGAAAACTTCGTTAATCCGTGAAGGGCCCCTTTCGACCCCTTACCGTCGACAGTGCCGCTAATATCATAGCTATCA